GTATCACGCACATGATGCTTGAAGTTAATTATATCTATGAAGAGATGCAGAATAACGTTCAGAACGGTTCACTGCATCCCGGACTTGCTAGACGAATTATGAAATCGCATTTCAGTTTAGAACATGCAGTAGGATTCTTAAGAGCGACAGACACTACTCAATTAAAAGAAGTACATCTGATTCACCTCTCGAACTCAAATTCTAATGCAGCAGTTATTAAAGAAAAAATACAGGAAGTAGCAGGTGTACCTGTCTACATTTCAGAGAAAGGAAGTTAAAACATGGATTTATCTGAAATCGTGGCTATGAACTTGAAAGAAATAATGAATATAAAAAGGGTTGGTGTTTCAGAACTTTCTACAATGACTAAAATTAGCAGGAATACTATCACTAATTTGAGAAGTGGTCGAACTAAGATGATTCAATTCCAAACTATCAAAAAGATAAGCAAGGCTTTAAATATAGATAGTTATCAATTGTTTGAAATGAATAATTTTATTGTAGGTAGAATTGAAATGAAGAATAAGTTGGGAGGATATAACGAATGAATGATTGTAAATTCATAGGACGAATAACAAAGGATCCTGAATACAGAGTGACATCAACTGGAAGCGAAGTGGTTAGTTTTGATTTAGCAGTGCAACGTAAGTATAAAAATCAAAATGATGAATACGAATCAGATTTTATCAGATGCGTTGCATTTAAGAAGACTGCTGAATTTATTAATAACTACGCTAAAAAAGGATATGTCATGTCTGTTAGTGGTGAGATGAGAAATAACAATTATGAGGACCAAAATGGGGTTAAGCATTATGGTATGCAGCTAATCGTAAATAATATTGATTCGACAGTACTTTTCTTGAATAAGAAAAAGGATGAAGCACAAAGTACACAAACAAACACAAATAATTATGGTAGCTATGGAACATCTACAACAACTACAGGACAGAACGCTAATCCTTTTAATAGTAGTGGGCCAATCGATATCAGTGATGATGATCTGCCGTTCTAATTCATTCAGCTAAGAAAGAGGTGAGTAAATGGCTGGGTGGATAAGTTTGCATCGTTCAATTGAAAAGCATTGGTTATACGAAGAAGAGAGAAAGTTTTCGAGATTTGAAGCATGGGTTGATTTATTGTTAATGGTAAATCATTCAGACAACAAAACAATGATTGATGGAAAGTTAGTCACAGTTAAACGTGGTCAGAGAATAACCTCTCTTAGAAAACTAGGCGACAGGTGGAACTGGTCATTAACAAAAGTAGATGCATTTTTAAAGTTGTTAGAAGAAGACAAAATGATTGTCTTAAAAAAAGACACTAAAAAAACGCTTGTAACCATTGTCAATTATGACATCTATCAAAATAATGATTTAGAAAAAAGACACAGAAAAGACAGTGAAAAGACAGTCAAAGAACACAGAAAAGACAGTGAAAAGACAGTCAAAGAACACAGAAAAGACAGTGAAAAGACAGTCAAAGAACACAGAAAAGACAGTGAAAAGACACAGAAAAAAACAAACAATAATGTTAATAAAGAAAATAATGATAATAAAGTAATAAGTAGTAGTAACAACGACAACTTCAAAACAGTTGTGAATGCATATCAAGATAATATCGAACAAAATCCTGCTCCAGTGACATTCCAAAAAATACAACAAGATTTTACCGATTACGGTAAAGACATCATGATGTACGCGATTGAAAAGTCAGCATTAAGAAATAATCACAACTATTCATTCATTAATTTCTTATTAAATGACTGGAAGAAGAAGCAACTAACAACTGTTGATGAAATTAAACAGAGTGAACATAACTTCGAGTTTAAAAAGCAGTCAACTTATTCTAAGCAGAATCAACAAAAAGAAATGACACCGTCCTGGATCAATCAGGAGAATACTCAAAAACAAGACATCGATGAAGAAGAGCTTGAAAGGGAACGTCAGAAGTTACTCGAAGAATTGAATAGCAATTGGGAGAATTCTTAAATGATTAAATTCTTAGAGTATCGAAAGTGGATTCAATTATTTAATAAATACAGATTCAGTAATTGGGAGACGAGCGACAATAATAGCATCATGTTCACAATAGAAGGTGATGCTTATGTCGTACTCGATGTTAATCATGGTGAAGTATACGTTGAGCAGTTTGAGAAAGTCTACGATCTGGAGAAGTTCTATGAAACGAAGGTAAATTATTTACCTGGATTACAAGCGACGATATTTGATTATTAGGAGGAGAAAGTATGATACCGAAGTTTAGGGTTTGGGAACACGATGTTAAATTCATGAATGACCAAGTTAGGATAACTTATAACCGCTTTGGAGGTAATAAGATTTTTGTTGAAGTAACAGAGGGGGTTGATTGGAAAGATGTTGATGAAAAATATCTCATGCAATCAACAGGCTTACATGACGTAAATGGCAAGGAGATTTTTGAGGGAGATGTGGTAATAGCAAGATGGTGGAATATCCATGGAGACCATGAAAGAGTAATGTTGGTTGAATGGAACAAAAATGAATTAGGCTGGAATCTAATTAATAAAAGTTCAACAAATATGAATTATGAAATCATCGGCAATATTCACGAGCATTCTGGATTGTTAGAGGAGGATAACAAATGTATGTAAAAAATAACAATGAAGTCCACGTCGCATTTTTAAGTGGTCGCAGCGTTACTTATTCAGATGTTCAAAAAGTAGATACAGATATTGATTATTCAATGTATCAAATTACAGATAATTATAATTGCCAATCGTTTATCGATAGTAAAGTTATTGAATTTATTGAATTTGGTGGAGACGTAGAAATTATAGAACATTAGAACAACCTAACGAATAACCTAGAGTAACCTAAACACACGGCTAATCTGGAGTACAATTCCATATTAGCCGAAGTTACTCGAAAGCTTGAAAGCGTACTAGAAAATCGCAACTATTCGGAAATATCGAAAGGTTCGATTACAGTCGAAAATAGGAGGAAATGAGAATGACAAGAGAATCATTTGACAATGCAAAATACAACACAGACAGAACTAACAAAGATATTAGAAATATGAAAGGTGTGGGCTTAATCAACACAAAAGATATTTCAGATGGGTATCATACTTTCGGACAGCTTTATCACGATAGAGCAGTATTGTTCGCAGTGATTTGTAATACTTACAAGGATAATGCTTGGAAGTCAAAAAAGCATCATGATGGAACAATGTTTGGAGAACCTGGTGAGATGTTCATTGTAGGTGTAGAAACGCCACAAGGGCAATACACATATCACTACCACATAGAGCCTTATTGGGATATGTACGATGTTAAAGAAGTTGAGTATGCACCAGAATATGATGGTCACACTTATAAAGATATTGAGAGGTTGTTCGGATTGTTAAATAAATAACCTCACGAAAGGAGAGAGGGATTGTGAGATACGTAATAAGGGTTGGTAAATCAAGATGGTACACAGAAGATAGACCTAAAGGATATACGACATTTAAAAGTAGAGCATACGTAACAGAAGATACACGAAAAGCATTAGTTATTGCTATCAAACATGACGGAGATGTTGAGATACTCGAAAAGGAGAATGAATGATGAGAGGCTTAAAATTTAAAATTGTTAGTGCTTTTCCGAGCGATATGCAAAAAATTATAGATGATATATCGAAGGACTTTCAAATCGTTGAAGTATCTGTAAACCCTATTGTATTAAAAGGACAGTTTAAAAATAACATAGTTTTATCAGGATATGTAAGTTATGTAGAAAAGGAGAATGACAAGGAAACAGTAACGTGGGAAGGTAAAGGAAAGTTAGTATGGATACCCGAGGAAAAGGAGACTAATGAATGAAAATTATTTACTCACATAGTGATTGGAATGTAATTGATCCGCAGAATCAGATTGTTGAATCATTTTCAAGCAAAAAATGTGCTAAGGATTACTTGAAAGCATTAGAAGTACCATATAAAGAATTTTACAAAGTAAAAGAACATAAAGTGATGAGAAGAGAGGGATAAGTAATGATTAAAATATCTAAAGAACAAATAGTAGGGTTACTTCAAATACAACGTAATTTTGATGACCGAATTGAAACAAAAAACATTAACGACTCAATGGCTGCGTTCTTTATCGAATTTGTTGAATGGATCAACACAGTAGAATTCTTTAAGAATTGGAAACAGAACAAAGGTAAGGCAAGAGAACTACAGTTAGAAGAACTCGCTGATATGTTAGCGTTCGGCTTATCTTTAATGAATCAGGTTGGAGATAAAACGGGATATACAGAAAAACAATTATCAACACTTTTCGTAGGGCTTGCTAAAGAACAGTCAGATGCAACTTTTGAATTAAATTCAGCAAATTTTGTAATGATATTAAGTAAATTGACCAATGAAGTAATAAACGGGATCGATATTAGTGTGATTGTCAGCCTAGCGTATGCTCCATTTATGTTCGCGAACACTTACTATACTGTCGATGAACTAGGTGAAGCGTACAAGAAGAAGATGAAGGTTAATCATCAACGCCAGGAGAGTGGCTACTGATGAAGACGACAATCAAATCAAGTAAGTACATGGATCAATCAGCAGGGTAGTTAAGAAATCACTTGAAATGATTAAAGCGAAAGTTAAATGCGATGAGTGAGAAAAGGTCAAAGTATAATGCCAAGAAGTCCACCTTCGAGGGTCTCACATTTGATTCAGTTGTTGAGTGCGATTATTATAAATTTCTTCTTGAACAGAAGAAGAAAGGGAAAGTAATCGATGTTAAATTGCAGCCGAAATACGAGATTATCGAGAAGGTGGCCAACTTCCGAGCGACGTACTACGTTGCAGATTTTGAAGTCAAGTTACCAGGTGGCCACATAACAGTGATTGATATTAAAGGTATGGCTACAGACACTGCAAAGATTAAACGTAAGCTATTCATGGTTAAATATCCGAACGTTGAGCTGCTTTGGATATGTAAGGCTCCAAGATATCACGCTGATGATACAGGAGAAGAATGGATAGAGTATGACCAACTCAATAAGTTGAGAAGTAAAAGAAAAAAGTTAAAACAGATGGAGGATAAGGAAAAATGAAAAATATCGATTTAAATTTAAATACGATTTTAGATGGAGCAGTACAAGAACAGTTCGACTTGGCGATGGAAGATGTACTTAAGAATATTCATGATCCAAATACAGAGCCAGGCAAATCAAGGAAGGTTACAGTTACATTTAAAATTTCATCAAATCCTGCACGCGAGACGTTAAACGTTGAAGTAGATACAAAGACTTCGCTTGTAGGAAAACAGCCTGTAATGGCTACTCTTTTAACAGGAGAAGATGCAACTGGAGTACATGCTCGAGAGTTGAAGTCAGGAGCGAAAGACCAAACATATTTTGATGATAACGGAACAGTTAGAAATGATGATGGCAAACCTGTAGAGAAAGAAAGTAACGTTACACCAATAAAAAATAAGAAAGCATTATTTAAATAAAAAGGAGACTGATAAATATGTTAAAAGAAGCTATGGAATGGATTAGAGCGAATACCGCAAGCGTTGAGATGCTAAAAATTAATGGTCAAGAATACTCGAACAGAGAGTTGTATAAATTACAACAGCCAGTTCGTAGAGAGTTAAATGTCACAACATTGACTGGATTAGTTGATTATATTAAGTCTGCATTTGATGGTAATGAAAAATATATCATAACAGTATTAAGCGAAAGCCATGTAATCATTGAGTCAAAGCTCAATTTAAATAAAAGACGTGAGTGCATTATCACATCGAACGCTCAAATTCCAAACGTAACTTTAAATGAGTTTATCGACCTGGAAAAGTTCAATATTCAATTACAGTCAGTATTTGTTCCAAATGAAGAAAGAGCAACAGTATTGAGTCTGATCGGAAACATCAAGACTGAAAATGTATCAAATACAGGGGACGACGGTATCAGTCAGATGGTAGAAGTGAAACGTGGTGTTACTACTGTTAAGAAAGAAGAAGTACCGAATCCGGTTTATTTAAAGCCTTTCAGAACGTTCACTGAAATCTCTCAACCTGAATCAGCATTTGTACTACGTATAAAAGAAAGCCCGTCATATGGATTACAAGCAGCACTTTTTGAAGCTGATGGCGGAGCTTGGAAGAATGAAGCAATTTTAAATATTAAGGAATACCTGGAAGAAGAACTCAAAGTTCATAAAGAAAGAATCACGATTTTAGCATAATCAATGGGGCGGTTACCCGTCCCTCAATAATAAAAAAGGAGCGAATGGCATGAGAACGACTTTAAAAGGATTAACTGTAGAAGAAGTAGATAAGGTTATTTTCAATACTAAAAATATGAAGGAAGCAGCAAATGAAATTGGAGTTGCTTATCAGTCATTACTTCAATTTAGAAGTGAGAACATGAAGGAGTTCAAAAAACTGAAAGCTCAGCGAGAGCAAGGACTTATCTTTGATGAAGCACCTGTAATTAAGACGAAACCTGTAAAAGGTGCAAGTCAAATACCAATTGTTGAAACGATTGAAAAGTCTGAATATGACAAGTTACTTGATCAAGTTAAAGAGTTAGAAGATAAATATAGAATATTATTTGAGAATAAAGAATCAGATAAAAAAACGTATGAAGAGAAACTTGTCGAAAAAAACTTAGAAATCAAGCAGCTTGAAAAAGATAAGAAGAAAGCGATTCGTGATAGAGAGACGTTCGAGAAAGATGCGACAGCTAAACTGAAAAAATTAGAAAAGGTTGTTGAAGATAGAGTTGATAATAAAGTTAAAAACCTTAATTCTCAACTTGAAAAACACAAAGATACAATCGAGAAAATCAGTGAAGTAAATAGAAATTTACAAGAGACTGTTAAGCAGGCGAATGAAACGATTAAAGAGTACCAGGATAAAGAAACGGAAATGGTATTGAATTATGAAGAGCAATTAAAAGAAAAGAGTGCAATTATCGAGAAGTTAGAAAATGAATTAAATACGTCTCAACAATCAGAAAAAGTAATCGACATCATTAATAAAGCAGAGCACTACAATTATGGTGAAATTGAAGTGATCGACTTTATTGAACAAGTAATCGAGCATTATCCATCAGTCGTAGCGAACAGTATAGCTAACGTTATTAAATACGTTGCCAGAGCGCCGCATAAAAATGATGTTCAGGATCTGGAGAAAGCAGAGTACTACATCAAGCGAGCGATTGATAAAACAAATGAAAAAATCTCATAAAAAAAGAGCCATACCGGCTCGTGATTTATATATTCGACAACTATATTATATCACGTTAGGAGGCTCATATGAGAGATTTATTGATAGAGTATATACAATCATCCAAAGAACTAAAAGAGCGCATAGAATCATTTAAATTAGAGCATGAAGAAGTGCTTCATGCATACAAGGAAAGCAAAGGGAAGAATAAAGGCAAAAATCAGACTGCAGCATGTCCGGTGATGAATGAATTGAACATATTGAATAACATGTATAACGAACAATTATTCATTATTGAGTGGCTACGTTCAGGACATAATCCAAACGAGCATAGAGCCATCGACAAACGTACAGTATATTTAGTTGATCACAAAGTCCTGGAATCAGTTATCGACGATAATCACTATAAGAAAGTATCATTCGATGAGTATGATGATTATATTAAAGATGCGAATAATGGTATAAGTCATGCTTTAGGGAGGCTGAGCAAGAGAGAACTTGAAGTATTCCTGATGATTGACTGCGAGAAGATGAGTTTTCAAGACGTGGCAGAAATATTAAACCTGGCAAAAGGCTCGATACAGAAATTTTACGAGAGAGCTAAAGAAAAAATAGCAAAAGAAGTCGATTATAACTTGTTTCTTCTGTAAAGTAAAAATACTTGTCACTGTCTTACGAAATATACATTTATGTAAAGTGAAAATGCTTTACACCTCCTAAAAGTGATTATTGTTTACAATCCACCTAGTAAATTCTGGGTGGATTTTGTATATTTTAATTATAGGAGGGATGATATATGAAAAAATATGTTGAGATTCATTTAAAGAGTGATGAAGTTATTGAGCTTAATTCTGTGACAGAAGAAGGAAATACTTACGACATCATTATGAGAGATTTAAATGAAAAAGGCGAATACAGTTATAATAATGGTTTTCATGATATTGTATTCAAAAAAGATGAAATAGAGAAAGTAATTCAAAGATAATCAGAGCACTCACTTATGTGGGTGTTTTTTAGTACGAAAATTTATTAAGCTATTAGCGTGAAAGTTGGTGGTAAGTGAAGTGAAACTTACAGGGAAACAAGAGCTATTTGTCAATGGATTGATAGAAGGTAAATCACAAGTTCAAGCTTATATTGATGCTGGATATAGTGTGAATGCAAAAACTGAATCATCCATTTATGAAATGGCGAGTAAGCTATTAAAGAATAACAAGATTATGACAAGATACAACGAATTAAAGTCAGAACTCAAAGATAAAGCGTTGTGGACAAGAGAAGAATCAATTAATGACCTCAAATGGATTAAAGAACAATCACGTAAGACAATCGAGGAATATGGCGAAGTTAAACACGCTCCTGCTACTGCTTATTTAGGTGCTATAACCGAACTGAACAAATTAGGTGTCCTTTATGATCTAGAGGTTGAGAAACTGAAACTCAATATCGAGAAACAGAAAAAAGAACTTGCTAACGATCAATCACAAGAAGATAAGATTAAGCAATTACAAGATGCCATTACAGAAGTGATTAATCATGAGTAAATTGTCAAGACTTTATACAGAGAAGCAGATACAGATACTCAAGGACACGCAAAAACGTGATTGGTTCATGTTAATAAATCATGGTGCAAAACGTACAGGTAAAACGATACTGAATAATGATTTGTTCTTACGTGAGTTGATACGTGTCAGAGAGATAGCAGATAAAGAAGGATTAGAAACACCTCAGTACATTCTTGCAGGTGCAACGCTAGGAACGATACAGAAGAACGTACTAATAGAACTTACGAATAAATATGGATTAGAATTCAAGTTTGATAAATACAATTCATTCATGTTATTCGGTGTGCAGGTCGTACAGACAGGTCATTCTAAAGTGAGTGGTATTGGTGCAATACGTGGTATGACTGCTTATGGTGCTTATATAAACGAAGCATCACTTGCACATGAAGAAGTATTCGATGAGATTAAATCACGTTGCAGTGGTTATGGTGCACGTATATTAGTTGATACGAACCCCGACCACCCCGAACATTGGCTGCTTAAAGATTATATTGAGAATACAGATGCTAAAGCAGGTATACTCAGCTATCAATTTAAGCTCGACGACAACACTTTTTTGAATGAACGATATAAACAGTCAATCAAAGCGAGTACGCCATCAGGCATGTTCTATGAGCGAAATATCAATGGTATGTGGGTAAGTGGTGACGGTGTTGTGTATTCTGACTTTGATTTGGAACAGAACACAATTACTGCCGATGAACTAAACGAGATACCGATGAAGGAATACTTCGCGGGTGTCGATTGGGGGTACGAGCACTATGGTTCAATCGTCGTTATGGCTAAAGATTTTAAAGGGAATCTATATCTTATTGAAGAACATGCACATCAACATAAATTTATTGATGAATGGGCGATGATTGCAAAAGATATAGAAGAAAGATACGGAAAAATTCCTTTTTATTGTGATACTGCAAGAACTGAACATATCAAGAAGTTTAAAGATGAAGGTATTAACGCAGTTTACGCAAATAAAAATCGTATGGCAGGTGTAGAGCAGGTAGCTAAGTTATTTAAACTTAATTGCCTGTTTGTTGTATATGATCGTATGGATAGATTTAAACAAGAAATATATAAGTATGTATGGAATAAAAACACTGGAGAACCTATTAAAGAGTTCGACGATGTATTAGACGCATTTAGATACGCTGTTTATACTCATACGTTCCATCAAACACCACTATCAACAAACGACTTGATGAACATTAAGAGTCTTTTTTAAGGAGGGAATATATTGAATTACAATTACAAAGAAAGTTATATCGCTAATGCGAATGATGACTTCACGATTAATAATGAAGAAGATATCTATAACGCAGACGTGATTAGGGAATTCGTGCAGCGTCATAAGTTGGAGCAGTTGCCACGACTACAATTTTTAGAAGATTATTATCTGAATAGAAATGTCGATGTATTGCGTCCTAACAGACGAGCTGAAACAGATAGAAATAAAGCAGATCATCGAGCAACTCATAATTACGCAAAGTATATCAGTCAGTTTATCGTCGGCTACATGACAGGTAATCCTATAACTATCAGTCACAATGATAGTAATACGCAACAAGTGATTATGGATTTAAATGACTTCAACGATGCAGATTCTGTGAACAGTCAATTGTCATTAGACCTATCAATTTATGGTCGAGCATTTGAAGTTGTTTATAGAAACGAAAATGATGAAGATAAGTTTCTGCCACTTAATCCAAAAAATACTTTCTGCGTTTACAATACTGACATTGAAAGAAAAATGGTCGCTGGTATCAGATATAGTAATTCAACTGATAGTGATGGTAAACCTTTAGAACGTATCGAAGTCTATACCAATACTAAAGTATGTTATTACGAGTTAATGGATGGTAATTATCATCTTACTGATGAGCAAGAACATTACTATAATGAGCCACAAATTACAGAATACGTAAACGATGGCTTTAAACAGGGGGATTATGAGAATGTAATCAGTCTGATTGATTTATACGATAGCGCTCAGTCAGATACAGCTAACTACATGACAGACTTAAACGATGCGATGTTAGCAATTATAGGTAATGTGGATTTAACAGGTGATGAAGCAATTAAGTTCAAGCGTGCTAATATGATTAAAATCACACCAGGAATGACTGCATCCGGTGGAGAAGGTAAAGCAGATGTTAAGTATGTCTATAAAGAATATGATGTGAATGGTTCTGAAGCATATAAAACGCGTTTAGAAAATGACATTCATAAGTTCACAAATACACCTGATTTAAACGATGATAACTTTGCAGGCGCACAATCAGGCGAATCCATGAAGTATAAGTTATTTGGTCTAGATCAAAAACGTGCGACTAAAGAAAGATTTTTCAAACGCGGCCTGATGAAACGTTATAGATTATTATTTCGTATGCATAACATTGTCGGAAATGGATTAGATCATACAGACATCACAGTAACATTTACACCTAATCTACCTAAAGCTATTAAAGAATCAGTTGATGTTTTTACTGCGTTGCAAGGCTCTATATCAGAAAAGACTTTACTCAGTCAATTGCCTTTTATTGATAATCCTGATGAAGAAGCAGAGCAAATGAAATTAGAAAGAGAAGCGCGTCAACAGGAACTGGAAAACGCTCGTCCTGACATTTACGATCTAACTAAAGTAGGTGTTGATAATGCCAAAGAAAAACAATAAGCAGTCGTATTGGATTGAACGTGAGAAAGATAATCTCACAACAGAATTAATGAAAGACGAGCAGGTATCTAATGAAGTGAAACGCATACTAGAGAACGCTATGAATATGTGTAGAAAAGAGATGGAATCGTACTATACACGTTTTGCTGATAAAGAAGGTATTACAGTTAGTGAAGCTAAGAAGTTAGTAAGCGAGTATGACGTTGCTGAGTATGAAGCATTAGCTAAACAGTATGTTAAAGATAAAGATTTTTCTGATGAAGCGAATAAGCGATTACGACTGTATAACGTTTCTATGAAAGTAAATCGTGAAGAATTATTGCTCGCAACGTTGAATACACATCTGATTGCTGCAACGAATGATGTACATCATAAAGTAGAGGAGTATTTACAAGATGGTGCTATGCGTGAACTAAAACGTCAAGCTGGGCTATTAGGAAATATCAGCGTAAAACAAAGTGATATTGATTCAATTATCAACGCTTCATACTATGATGCGACGTGGTCAAAGAGATTATGGAGTAACATGGACGAAGTTAGAAAGATAGTAGATGAAACTGCAATAAGTACAGTCTTAAAAGGCAGACATCCTAAAGAATCTGTTAAACGATTACGTGAATTAACAGGTAGAAGTGACTATGAAGCTAGACGATTACTTATAACAGAAGTGTCACGAGTACAGATTGAAGCAAAGCGATTAAGTTTTAAAGATCTAGGAGTTATTAAATATAAGTATCTTGCAGTTTTAGATAACAGAACTACACATACCTGCAGAAGTCTTAACGATAAAGTATTCGATGTATCAGACATGAAGCCAGGTATCAATGCACCTCCGATGCATGCGTTCTGTAGAAGTACAATTATTCCGTATAGTCGCAAAGAAGAGAGCGATTGGGATGAAGAAGATGGCGATTTATACATCGATGACGAGGAGATAGAACGTGAAGCAGATGTGGAGAATGATGCTGTGATGGCAGATATTGATGATATTATTGAACGTTTAGATCAGTTAGACATACAAGAAGTTAAAAGGGCGGTAAAAAAAGTTGAAAACAACCAACCCCCTCATCTCACAGTCAACTATAACAGAGCGTTAAATGACGAAGAGCAACAGAACGTATTAGAACAGTTAAATAAAGCTGACAGACGTGCTGTACAGTTGTTTAATCAGTATGCCGATGTAAAAATAAAGAAAGATGATAATACTTACTATGATTTCGATAGCAATGCTATTCACATTGAAGAGGATTATATGGACTTTGGTGTTGAAGGTAGCCACGAAACAGAATACGCTAGACCGTTTTTTCATGAGGTTGGACATGCGATAGACAGTAACTATGCGAATGGTACAGGCATGGGCAAACTTTTTGCAGCAAGTCTACTAATGCATAATAGCGATAACGAAGATATTAGCGATATTGCTAAAAAAGAATGGCAGAATTTGATAAAGCGAACAATGAGACAGCATCATGTAGACGAGGGAAAAGCTATGGACATAATCGCTAAGAAGATTACAAACAGAAAACAATCTGATTGGATAGCCTTATCTTCGATAGTAGAAGGTATAACTGAAGGTGGATATCATTTTGGATATGGTCATGGCCCAGGTTATTGGGAAGATTATTCTTCACTTACAACGGAAATATTCGCAGAGTTATACAGCCTGCTAGTCACTAACCTAAAGGCATATAAGTATATCGCTACTGTATTCCCTGAAACAGTTTCAATGTTCGAACAGATTATTAATTACATGTTAGAAGAATAGCTGGCAATCGAGAGATTGACGGTTATTTTTTATGTCCAAACCATGCTTAAGACAATAAAAGGCGCAAGTGATCATCAGTCCAAACCATGCAACGACTATAAACTTATCAAGAGAAAATAAGCGAGGTGCAAAAATGATTAATGACAACATGTTGAAATTAAATATCCAATTCTTTTCTGAAGATGAAAATACTGAAGAAACTATTGAGAACGGTCAGGAAAATACTGAGACAGAAGAGAAAGTTAAGACTTACACAGAAGATGAGTTTAACGAGAAGTTACAAAACGAGTTAACTCGCAGACTAAAGCAAAAAGACAAAGAGCGTGAAGAAGCGATTAAAGAAGCTGAAAAACTCGCAAAGATGAACGCTCAGCAAAAGCAAGAATATGAAATTGAAAAAATGAAACGTGAACTTGAAGATTACAAGCAGCGTGAAGCGTTAAACGATATGCGTAAAGAGGCAAATAACATGCTAGCCGAACGAAATATCAATGTAAAAGACGATGTACTAGATTTTATCGTTAAGACGACAGCTGAGGAAACACAGAAGAATGTTGAAGCGTTCGCTGAAGCATTTAATGATGCAGTCAATAGTAAGTTGCAAGAAACGTTAAGACAGAAGTCGCCTAAAAATCTGACGGCCACTGGATTAACAAAAGCAGATATCTTAGCGATTGAAGATGATCAGCAACGACAAAATGCAATCGCACAAAATAGACACCTTTTTAGGTAACAGGAGGATTTATATATGACAGTAGAAAATAATTTAGTTGATGTAAAAGCATTAGGGGAAGCGAAATCTATCGACTTTGCTAATAAATTAGGAGTAGGCCTTGATAAGTTATTTCAAGCGTTAAACGTAACGAATAAAATTCCAATGAACGTTGGTTCGGTGTTGAAACAATATGCGTTCACTGTAGTTGATTCAACGGCGCCAAATGGTGTGGTGGCTGAGGGAGAAGAGATCCCTTTAACTAAAGTTGAGCGTAAACAAGTAGGAATTACAGAATTTAAGTTCAAAAAGTACGCTAAAGCAACATCTGCTGAAGCTATTCATGCACATGGTTACGACTTAGCAATCAATCGTACTGATCGTGAATTAATTCGTTATACTCAAAAGAAATTCCGCGCGGACTTCTTCTCAACTTTAAAAGCAGCAATCGAAAATGAATCACGTACAAACGATATCAAAGCATTAACAGCAGAAAATTTACAAGGTGCGTTATCAAAAGGACGTGCGAATCTTTCAGTGCTACTTGATGATGAAGTAACACCTATCGCGTTCGTAAACCCAAATGACACAGCAGAACATATGGCAAAAGGTTTAATCAACTCTAACGGTGCACAATTTGGTATGAACTTACTTACTGATTATGTAGGCGTTAAAATAATTGAATTTGCTGATGTACCAAAAGGGGAAGTATGGATGACAGTATCTGAGAACTTAAATGCAGCATACGCTAATCCACGTGGAGAGTTATCACGTGCATTCGACTTTGCTACTGATGAAACAGGTTTCGTTGGTGTATTACATGATATTAATTCACGTCGATTAACATCTGAAACAGTTTTAACACATGCAGTAACGTTATTTCCTGAAAACGTTGATGCAGTAATCAAAGTAACAATTAAGCCTGCTGTAGCTGGTGTGGGAGTATAAGAGTGGTTTAGTTGCCACTCTATTTTATTATAAGGTGGTGGTTATATGTTAGGAAAGCCGATTGTTAATTTTACTGATTTAGTAGAAAATAAGCATTATACGATTGATGATATCTATCATACTAATGATGAGAAACGTTATGGCGCGTTATCAAGCGATGATAATAACAATGGTGCGCCTGTTATTAAAGCATTAACATTAAGTGAATTAAAAAGTATCGCTCAAAAACATCAGATTAATGTACCTGCTAAAACAAAACGTGATGATCTAGAGAAGTTGATTGAAGGTGAAATTTATGCAGACGTTGAGTAATGTAAAACTGCAGATTGGTATCGAAGATGATAAACAAGACGACTTACTTAAGCTCATCATATCGAATGTTGAGAAAGCAATGTTAGGTTATTTACCAGGCATTTTAGAAGTACCTGTAGAACTCAGTTATATTGTCGAAGAAGTATCTGTAGCACGTTATTACAGACGTGGCAGTGAGGGAATGAAATCTAAAACAATTGAAGGTTTTTCCGTATCATATGATAACGAGTTTGATGCTTATCATCACATATTTGAACGCTATCAACCTACTAATGAAGCTACTCGTGGTTCGGTGGTGTTTTTTTAATGGATAAACATCGTGTTAAATTATACGCTCAAAAATCGGAGTACGACACACGCCTGAGTAAGACAGTAAATAAACTGAGTTTGATTACAGATACAACTTGCTTTGTCACAGGAATTTCTAACAAGAGACAACTTGAAACTTTCGGGAATCTTACAAGTGCAGATACGACAATAAGATTGCTCAATAAAGATGTGATAGGGGTTACACACGCATCTATTAAAGATGAAAAATATAAGATAACTAAAGTCACATCTTATGACAATGATGTCGTCATATACGCTTTAAAGGTGCAATCATGGTGAAGTGGAAAGGTCTAAGTCGAATGAAGAGAGACCTAAAAAATCATAGTCGGAACTCTGACAGGAAGTTAGATGATGCTATTTCAGAAATTGGGATAATGCTTGAGCGTGAAGTAACGAGTAACGCAGTATTTACCAAAGGCTACACTACAGGTAACTTAAGACGAATGATAAATTATTCGAAAACAGGATTTGCTAAAGGTACGCTTTCATCACCTGCGCATTATTCAGGGTTCGTTGAGAAAGGTACGCGTTATATGGACGCGCAACCTTTCTTTTTTATATCAATTTACAAAAATCAACTGGAAGTAATGAACATACTAGAGGGAAAAACGAGGTGATTAGATGAAGTCGCCGCGTCAACAATTATACGACGAAGTATTCTCATCTATTACGATGTTAGGTTATCGAGTATACGATTTATTGCCTATGAGCGAAGTACCTTATCCGTTTATCGTGCTTAAACACAGCCTGACGGACTATAGGAGCACACAAAAATTGAATAGGGATATGATAGTGACGCTCAATGTAGATACATGGCATTTAGCTGAAGATAGAGGTCTACATGACAAGACAATGTTTCAAATCGAACAGTTACTTATAGACTTTCAATTGAGTGATACCTATGCATTGAAGGTAAAGAGAATCAACGTGACAGAAGTAACAGACAGAACGACTAACGATGAACTATTGCATGGTTCAATAGAAGTAACATATCAAATAAATTAAGGAGTGATCATATGCAAATTGCAGATGGTGTATCAAAAGTATTATATTTCAGAAAATTAGGTGACAAGACAGCAGCAACTTTAGTTTTACAGCAAGAACATTCAAAATCATATAAACGAGAACGTGACGCAGTCATTACGAAAGCAGGTAAAGTCTTTAAAAAAGGCGAGCTAGAAGATGAGATTTCTATCAAAGCATTACAATCTACTAAAGATGATGCTTATAAGATGTTAGAAAAATCTATTGTAGACGGTGATGCTATCGAGGTGTGGGAAGTAGACCTTTCGAAAAAATCATCTGATTCTGAAACTGAAGGTAAATTCCAAGCAGAATATCGTCAAGGCTATTTAACTGAATGGGAAGCAACTTCTCCGTCTGAAGATGATCCTACTGTAGAAGGTACATTCGTTACGTTTGGCACGCGTCAAATCGGATTAGTAACTGTTCCTGAAGAAGATTTGAAAAATGGTGGAGTTTTAGGCTATGCATTCCACGATATGATTGCATCAGATATTCCTAAAGATGGTTTAGCTACATTACCATCTGAGCCAAGCGTCGGAGTGTAATATATGAGGGAGTAAATCTCCCTCTTTTTTTATATAAAAAATTAACTAAAAAAAGGTGGAAATATAATGTTAACAATTAATACAAACGGTAAAGTATTAGAATTAAAATTTGGTTTAGGTGAATTAAATGCAGTAGATAAAGCACTAGGACTAGAAATAGAGAAAATTAACTTAGGTGAAGGCTTTGAAATGTTAGTGCCAAAATTACAAACGGCAAATCCACTAGCATTAGCAAAGATTATTCCAGCATTGACGCTAAATCAACCAGGGCGACCAAAGACAGAAGACGAAGTACTAGAAGTACTTAAAGCTGTTAAAGAACAGTTCGGCTCATTACAAGCATTCTGTGATGCAGTACTAAATGAAATGAAACATCATTTTTTGACCCAAGATCTAGTAAAAGACATCGAAGTGACAGTGCCGACACAAACAACAGTACAGTAGTTACTTATTGGGACATCGTGATTAAAAGTATGGCGAACTTTGGTAAGCAGTCTATCGATGAAGTCAATCGAATGACCTTAACAGAGTTCTACTGCTTATCACATGCTAAGAATGAACGCGACTTATACGATGAGTATCGTATGCATAAAGTTGCATATCTGCAACGTGAAGCACAAGCTCAGATAGAAAAAGGTGCAGGAAAGAACAAGCGTACTGAATATGCGTATAAATCATTTAAAGATTTCTTTGATTATGAGAAGGCTGAAAGACAGTTGTGTGATTTCCACGATGATGTCGAGAAGAAAACGAATGGTCCATCAAAGAAAAAAATAGCAGACATGTTAGCAGAAAGAAATAAAAAGTAAAGGGAGGTGATGGAATGGCAGATATAAAAGATAGTTATACGTTAGAAGCCTTGCTTACAGGCGATAACAGTCGCTTAAAGCGTGTTATTGATCAAGCGGTCGTGATGTTAGAAAAACTTGAAAATAAAAAGGTTGACGATATTGAAATTGATGGTGATGTGAAGCCATTAAGAAAAAAAGTAGAGAGTGCAAAACGACTTACTGAAATGCTAGACGGCAAACGAGCACAAATTGAAATTATCGCTAGAAACGCTGAAGCAATAAAGAATCTACGTCAAGTTAGATTGAGTGCGAAACGATTATCTAAAGAACGTCCGAAAATTGATGTCGATGTTCAGACAGGTGCAGCAAATGCGAATATCAAACGTTTCAAAGCTATACTTAAATCCATTCCAAATAAAGTACGCACTCGAGTAGATGTGGATTACGACAGAAATGTTTTTAGTAGGATTTCAGCAGGTTGGAGACAAATTCAAAACGTTAATAATAAATTTGGCGATGATATGGACCAACTAGCGAATAGTATTCGTGCTTTTGGTACTGTCAGTGCAAATATGATAAAAGGTTCGCTAGTGAGTTCTTTTACTGCTTTGATACCTATTGTTGCAGCACTTGTCCCGGCAATTATGGCAGTGGGTAACGCTATAGCAGTAGTTGGTGGTGGCGCTTTAGGATTAGCAGGAGCGTTTGCAGTTGCAGGTGGTGGCGTAGCTTCATTTGGCGCTTTGGCAATATCAGCGTATAAGATGTATAAAGATGGCGCAATTCAAGCGAGTGATGCAACGCAGAAATTTGAAAGTTCGTTAAGTTCGTTCAAATCGGAATGGGAAAGCCTGGCGCAGAAGAATGCTGACAGTATTTTCTCAACGATGGCGAATGGTATTAATATTGCTAAAACAGCCCTTACAGGCCTTACACCGTTTATTACCGGTGTCTCAAAAAGCATGGAAGGATTATCTGCAAGTGTGCTTAAATGGTCACAGACAAGCGCTGTAGCGAAGAATTTTTTTGATGTGATGAAAACGTCAGGTGTAACTGTATTTCAGGATATCATGAGTGCTGCAGGAAAATTTGGTAGTGGATTAATATCTTTATTTACTAGCTTTATGCCTCTATTCGAATGGGTGGCTAAAGGTTTCTCAAATATGGGTACTCAATTCAATAACTGGTCTCAGAAAGTAAGTACAGCTGAAGGTATTAAGAATTTTATTGCTTTCGTGCAGGAAAGCTTACCTAAAATAGGTCAGATTTTCGGCAACGTATTTGAAGGTATCTTTAATCTATTCAAAGCCTTCGCACCTAATTCACAGACCTTATTCGATTCATTGGTGCAGATGAGTACAAAATTTGCAGAATGGAGCGCCACGATAGCAGCATCAGATGGATTCCAGAAGTTTATCGAGTATGTGCAGACGAATGGCCCGACGATTATGAGTTTAATCGGTAGTATCGTTATGGCAGTAGTCAACTTTGGTATTGCAGTTGCGCCTTTGGGACAGGTGGTGTTGCAATTAGTCACTGCATTTGCTCAATGGTTAAGCACACTATTTCAAACGAATCCTGTTGTAGCACAAATTGTAGGTGCTTTAATTAGTTTGATCGGTGTTGCAATGGCAACTATTCCGACAATTTTAGGGATATATGATGCGTTGCAGCCTTTAATAATGAAGTTTATTGAATTTAAAGGTGAGTCCACTTTACTCCAAGGAGCTCTGAGGTTGTTAGGTAGTGCTTTCACTGCACTTTCAGGACCTGTATTGGCGATTATAGGTGTTTTTGTAGCTATAGGTATGGCTATCGTAGGATTATGGCAATCTAACGAACAATTTAGAAGTAACGTATCTATTATATGGCAAAATATACAGACAATTATAAGCGCAGTAGGTCAAGTTATTATGAATATCTTCGGACTAATTGTTTCTTCTTTAGGCATTTTATCACAAGCATTTATGCCTGTGATCTCTGGTGTTGTATCATTAGTGGCAACTATTACGACATGGATAGCATCATTTATAGAAGCGAATCAATGGATTATTACAGTTGTTAGCGTTATTGCAGGCCTGGTCGTTGCTTTTTTTGCAGTACAAAGTGCAATAGCTTTAGTAACGACAATTGTAGGAGTTTTAACTACAGCATTAGGAATATTAGGTACTATAATATCGGTTGTTGCTGGTGTTTTCGCATTTTTGTTAACGCCTGTTGGATTAGTGGTGGCTGCGATTGGTTTAGTGATTGCTGCTGTCGTTATCTGTTATCAAAAATTCGAAGCCTTCAGGAATTTCTTGGCGCCATTAGTAGATTTCTTTATTGGAATCGGTGAGGGTATCAAGCAAGGTTTAGGAAGTGCTTTGGATTGGATTTCTGAAAAATTAGGAATGACAGCAACAAAAACTGAGGAAGCAACTGGTAGGATGGCGAATGCCACTAACATTAATACTTCTAAGATGGCTAGTGATGTTACTTCAAATAGTGCTTTGATGACTAGTGGCTTTGATGTGAATATGAATAGAATGAGTATGATTAACGATTCTCAATGGGCAATGATTAATGGGACTGCCACTTCTCAATCAGGTGCAATGCAAGCTGCTGTATTAGGTAGTGTAGGTGGCATGTCTGCTCAAACAACTGGATTACTTGCAGGAATGTCAGGTAGTGCACAGGCAGAATTTGCGAGTTTATACAGTGCTGGTTCAGGTCAAGCTAGTAGTTTAAATGCTGATGTACTATCCTCACTTGGCGGAATGAGTAGTCAAGGTGTTGGTGATATCGCTAGTATGACATCAGGAATAAACTCTGAGTTCCAAAATATGAGTAGCACTTCGAGCTCAGCTACTTCTAATATGAGTAGTAATGTTCAATCGAATATGAATTCTATGAGGTCGTCATTCACTTCAGGAGCTAGTGGTATTGCTCAAGCATGGGCGAGTGCAATGCAGAGAATTACTTCAATTACTTCAAGTGGAATGAGTGCAGTAAGAAGCGCATCTGTGTCAGGAATGCAGGCGGTGGTATCAGCATTCAGAAGTGGTGGGCAACAAGCCGTATCAGTTACAACATCATCTATGGCAGCTTGTGCTAGCGTAATGAGGTCAGCCTATGGACAATTTAGTTCCGCCGGTAGTTATGTTATGAGTGGATTTATCGCCGGTATGAATAGTCAACGTGGTGCAGTAATGGCTACTGCTGCTAGTATTGCAAATGCTGCATCTGCTCAAATTAGAAGTGCATTAAAAATTCATTCTCCTTCTCGAGTTACTATGAAAGATGGTAAATGGTTCGGTCAAGGTTTCGCAATCGGTATTATGAAAAAAGTACCACAAGTCATCCAAGCTTCTAAAACTATGGCGAATAGTGCTGTTAAAGCATTAAGTAAGATGAAAACTAATTCTTACGATAAAGCGAAACAAGGCTCTAAATCGTTCTATGAATCATTGAGCAAGACTTCTCAAAGTGCTAGTAATAAATTAAGTGCTAATAATAAGAAAATTGCAAGTATTCAGCAGAAATTGAAGGGTAAAATCTGGAAAAGCACACGATCAAGATTAAATAAACAGCTTATTGACTTAAGAAAAGAGAATAAAGCATATACTGTTCAAAAGAATACAATTACTAAGTTGAGAAGTGCGCTAAGCAAGAGTACTAATCAGCTACTAAGTATTGCTAATAAGCGTGAAAAAGTTGCTGATAAACTAAAGGGCGCACAAGATAACTTGAAACAAGTTCTGAAAGATAGACAGAATTTTAAAGATGGTATTATCGACAGCACACGCTCATTTGGTTCAATATCAAATTCTAAGGTTTCAACTCAACAAGGATTAGTAGCAGATATGCGTGCTCGATTAAAAGCAGTAAATGACTATGCTAAGAACATCAATGCGCTTAAGAAAAAAGGTGTTCATAAGAATATCATCGCAGATTTATTAAGTGCTGGCGTTGAAGGTGGCGCAGGACAAGCTAAGATATTAGCAAACGCTTCTAAGAATACAATCAAGCAAATTAACACTGTGCAAAAGCAAATTATGAGTGTTACTAGCAGTTTAGCTGAAAGACAAGCTAAAGATTTCTACACTGTAGGTCTTAATACTGCAAAAGGAATCGTTCAAGGATTGCAGAAACAAGACAAAGCATTGCAAAAGGCAGCTGAGCGTATCGCAAACACTATTACGAATACTGTTAAGAAAAAGTTAGGTATCCATTCTCCATCACGTGTATTTAAAGCGTTAGGTATATATACGATGCAAGGTTTTATTGGTGGAATAGATAAATTGAGAACACAATCTATTAATAAAATGGCTAACTTATCAGAACGTGTATCTGAAGCATTTACACCTCGGTTCGTTAGTGGTTTACCTGATCTAACAGGAAACTTACGAAACGCTACAGCGAACATCGCTTCACAGGTTAATGCTGATGTCGTTAATACAGTAAGAAGCGAGCCTGTAGGCGTTACCTTAAATGCTAACTTTGCATTAGGAAATCATGACTACAATGCTTTTGTTGGTGATATCACCGATAAACAAAATTCAAGAGTAAGACTTCAAGAAACATATAATGTGTAAAGGCTATCAAGTGGTAGCCTTTATTTTTTAGGTGGTGGATAAATGAATTATAATTTTACAGATATGAATAACATAGCGCATTCTAGCGTGACTAGTGCCAATCAACTGATTTATAACGATGTAAATATAGATAAAACTCTATCTGATATTAACTGTGATATCATCACATTGAACGTGACAGGTCGTGCTGCATTAGAATACAACATCAATACAGTCACACCTGACGGTATCGATGGAGAATTATTTCAAAGTGCTACATTGAAAGCTAGAACATTACAGATAGAGATGTTGATTAGCGCTAAAGATAACGCTACTTTGAGAAAAAAGTATGAACAGTTGAATAAAATGTTTTCGAAACGCGAGATAGTATCTATACGCTTTAGCGATGAAATAGACAGAGTATATTATGGTATTTATACAGCCAGCGACAATCCTAAAGAGGATTCGAACGAACAGATATTTAATATCGATATATTATGCACTGATCCATTCAAATACTCTGATGTACAGACTATAAGTTACAGTAGCTCGGCAATTTTGAGTATATTAAGCGACTTTCCTGTTAAACCTTATATTGAAGTCGAATATTCTGGAGTAGGCACTACGTTAGATATTATCAATACGAAAACTAAAAAAGGTATAAAACTCGTAGACTTAAATCCATCTGTAGAAAAGATATACAAGATAGATGTTTTAGAGAATAGGATTACTAAATCAAATTTAGACACCAATGCTTTGACTAATCTTAATATCACATCTGATTGGGAAGAATTTGACATTAAAACAGGAGATCAAGTCTCCTTCATTCCTACACCAAGCAAAATCACCATTAAATATCGGGGTGTATTTTTATGATTTATCTATTCAATGTCAAAAAAGAATTGATAAAAGTTATCCCTCGCAGAAATATCGTTAGTGCAATTCAAGAACTTGAAATAAATGGTCTGTATACTGCTGAAATTGAAGTTCCTCTATTCTATAAAACTGAACAGGGTCAAATCTTCAATCATAAGAAATCATTCGATAACGCTTTATTTTTTGGCCATTTTGACTATCGTAAAAAGTTTCAATTGTATAAAATCCATAATAGAAAAATTGATGGCAAACAACTGATTATTACAGGTGTTCATCTATTTTTCGACGAAGCTAAAGCGATGAGTGTTATTCGCGATAAGCGACTAATCAATGCTGATGCTCGCAACGTTGCGAATGTCGCGTTTGAGGGTACAGGGTGGACTGTTCGAGATTACGACACGACAAAAGAAAAAAATATAGATTTGTATTATATGACACCGATAGATGCTAGGAAATTAATTATCGAAGAATATAATGTAGAGTTTGACTATGACTTTTCTTTTGATGGCAGGAAGGTTACTTCTAAAAATATTTATATTCGTAATAAATTAGGCAGATGGACTGGCGATAGATATCATTACGGAACAAACATACTCAGTATCACGCAAGAGCAAGATGATGCAGAAGTTTATACTGCAGCGATAGGTAGAGGGACCAGTGATGATACGAATACAGCTTTAAACGCTAAAGTACTTTTTGATGATTTGACGTGGTCTAAAGATGGTTACAACAAGCCTTTAGGTCAAGATTATTTAGAAATCGTTAGCGCTACAGAAAAATATGGATACTATGACGAAAAAACAGCTAGAATAAAACCTCGAATAGCGATAATTGAATTTAGTGATATCCAAGATCAGAAAGTTTTAGCTGATAAAACCTGGGAGTGGTTAAAACAAAACTGCGTGCCTAAAGTCACATACTCGACTACTGTTTCAAAGGTAGGAGAGTACTATTTAGGTGATGAAATCGCGATTATCTACAAAGAAATTGATATCATTAAAAAAGCTCGTGTAGAAAATATGAGAGTGAACCTTCTTAATCACGACTTAACCGAATTAGGTTTAGGTGATTATACTTATTTTAAACAAGATAAATATAGAGAGCGTATAAGCAATGAAATCAAAGAAACAAAAAAAGAAGCTAATAGCTACATTATTAAGCTCAAAAAAGAATTCGATGCAAACTTTGAAGAGCAGACACTGAGTTTCGCTAAAGCTATTGAACAAGTAAAGATTAATGCGCAATCTGAAGTTGAATCGGCAGAAAAAAGACTGTCAGATGAAATAGATAATGGATTGAGTGCCTTAAGACAACCGAACGCGTTACCATCATCTGTTCTGCAAATAGACGAACTATTAATAAACAGGTTGATATCTGATAATATGTTCGCGAACACTTTAGGTTCAAATTATCTTTTTAGCGAGATCATAAAAACAAAATCTCTTGAAGCAGTTAATGCAAATATTTCAAATCTGAGGTCTAACATACTCACTTCTAACGTGATTAAAGCAGAACACATTGATTCTGGCACAGCACTTATAGATAAATTATTTTCTAATAGTGCAAATATAACTAGATTGACGGGTAAGTCGGCATTTATCAAAGAAATACAAACGATTGAGGTTATAGCTTATCGTCTTGAAGCGAGGGATAAACAGGCTAGTGTCAACATTGAAAATGGCTCAATCACAATGAATCGTGACAATGGATCTAGAATGGACATCAGTTTGAATGGTATTCAAAGTTTTAACAGTGGTGGTTCGTTACTTTTCAGTTTAACACCGACATTAGTAACAACTTCTGCTGTAGGCACATCTGTAAGTAATGTTTACCTTGGCACAGCACCGAACGCAGAAGCACGTGTCGTTAATATGAATGGCATTCCTGGCGATGGTGAAATTGGCAGTTATGCATATAGACCAATACGAACTTTAGCTATTAAATTTCCGTTAAATGCAAATGGGTATATAGGGATTGATGGTAGCGAATTAAGGATAATGTCAGATGGTTTGGTCGAAGGTGGATATAAAAGCGTTCGTGCTGACAAAGGTTATTTCTCTACAGTTGATGCGAATAATGAAATTAGTGGTGCTCACTTTTACATCAGACCAAAACGTGGTGGGGAACTTCGAGCAACTTATAATGATGGTGGAGAAACTTCTTACGCTAACTTTCGCTCAAATGGTATCTATGCACCGTGGATAGATTATAACGGACATATACCAGGGTCTCACTTTTATATTAGACCAGCATATGGTGGAGAAGTACGTTTAACGGCTACTGGTACAACAAACAATTGGGCTAAACTGCGTTCAGATGGCATTTACGCACCATGGATTGATTTTAATGGTCAAATTCCAGGCTCGCATTTGTATATTAGACCTGGCTCAGGTGGGGAAGTTAAGTTCACTAGAACTGGTACTACAGATGTCTGGGCAGATATTAGGTTTGGTAGTTGGAACGCAATGTCTCATGAAAAATATAAAAATAACATCGAAAAATGGAACTATAATGTATTAGACATATATAAAAACGACTTAGTGTTACATTCATACAAAGTCAATTCTGAATCAGATACTCTATACGCTAGAATACACCATGGTATTGTAATTAGAGAAAATTCAAATTTTGACCAATTCCCAGTGGAATGGAGAAATGGTGATGGTTTTGATGGTAACGAAGTTATTTGGTGGAACACGAAAGCTGTACAAGAACTAGCATATGAAAATGATGAGTTAAGAAATAAGATTAGTGATTTAGAAAAAAGATTAAAAATATTGGAGGATAAGTTAAATGGATAATAATAATCAACCGCAGCGTAATTTAAAAAAAGAAGTGGCATTGCTACAACAACAACTCATGATGGCAGTATCGGATAAAGTGATGTTACAAGCAATGTTAGACGATGCTTTAGAAGAATTAGATCAAATTAAAAACGGTAATCAAGAAGTTGCAGGATAATCTGTAGCTTCTTTTTTATAAATAAAAACAGGAGGTCAAGTGGTAGAGGAAACGACAGAAGAAACGTTATAAGAGGTGGTAAAAAATGTGGATAACAATCGGAGGAATGAATTTGGAAAATATAGAGATGCTTAAAATTTATTTATATGGAGGAGATATCAGATTACTACACTTCTTATGTATATTGATGCTAGTAGATATCGTGACAGGTATTGCTAAAGCGGTGTATAACAAGAATTTATGGTCGAGAAAGTCATTATTCGGCTTTGCTAGAAAATTGATGGTATTCTGTATCATCGTATTGGCTAACGTGATTGATCAGATACTTCAATTAAATGGTGGATTGGTCATCGTCACAATTATGTTCTACATCGCCAACGAGGGGCTTTCTATTATTGAAAATTGTGCACAGATGGGTGTGCTAGTACCTGCAAATATATCAGAGAAATTAGCAGTTATCTTAAGTGAGAATGATAAGCAGTCAATTACAACAGAAGTGAAAGAAGAATTCACAGCTAAACATTCAAAAGATTTACCTGGGGGACAGGTTGATGTAAGCGTTAAAGTTAAACCAGAAAAAAACGAAGAAATAAATTAAGGCAGCTCACTATGAGTTGTCTTTTTAATATAATTTAAAGGGAGAGAAATAATTATGACTAAAACTTATAATCAGATGAGGGAACGTTTAAATTGGTACGTAGGACGTAAGATTGACTTCGATGGCTATTACGGTATGCAGTGCATGGATTTAGCAGTAGACTTCGTTTATTGGGCCACAGGTATCAGAATGTGGGGAGATGCTAAAGATGCACCTAATAACGCATTTAATGGCAAAGCTACAGTATATAGAAACACACCCGATTTTCAACAGGAAGTAGGAGACGTTGCGGTATTTACTAGAGGGCGTTTCGATAATCAATACGGACACATTGGTATCGTATATGATAAAGGTAATCTTAACGGATGTACTATCCTAGAACAGAATTGGGACGGTATGGCGAATACAGGTGCAGCGTTACGTTGGGACGATTGCTCAGGTATCGGTTACTTCATCAGAATTAATTTCGATGGTACATGTATCAAACAAACAGCAGCAGTTACTGTTAATCAAACAGCAGTTAATTCAGCACCACTATTAAAAATTGGTAGCATTCCACCTAAAAATCTTAAATGGTCAACAGGTGCTTACTACATGGCAACTATCGATAATTTAGGAGCAACACCAGCACGTCGAACAGGTCCTGCAGGAAAGTATAAATTCCACCTTAACAACTATAGTTACGGAGCAGGAACTCAAGTCTACGTTTTCGAATCAATCAACGGTTGGTGTCGTATCTATTGGAATAACCACAATGAATGGATCTGGCACGAACGATTAAGAGTAAGAGAAATTTATAAGTAAGAAATCAACCCTGCATTCTATTACGAGTGCAGGGCTTTTTTATATTCCGGTCATATACCCGAATATTTTAAAATTCGGGTAAATAGCCGAAAAGCACCTTATCTAAAATGATAGAGTGCTTTATTTGTGTTTATATTATCGTTATGTTCACGGTCGGAATCGCACAAAGTATAGCGGAAGTGCCGTTATTTTCTGGGTGGGGCTATCGTACTTTGATTTATTTGCTTGTCTTATTTACGGGCATTCTTTATGTAATGCATTATGCTAAGAAAGTTAAGGCGCACCCTGAAAAAAGTTTATTATATGATGTGAACGTAGAAGAGAGAAGAACAATGAGTGATGATGTGCTCGATACTAAATTTGATTCTTTTAAAAAGCGTCATGCTGTTATCTTAGTGATTCTAGCTGCAACGATAATTATCAATGTTTATGGTATATTCAAGTTTGGCTGGTTTTTAACACAGATGAGTGCAAACTTTCTAATTATGGGTATTGTTGTCGGAATCATTGGAGGACTCGGGGTTAACGGGACATTCGATGCATTGCTTGAAGGTATGAAGGATATTCTGTTTGGTGCGATGATTGTAGGTTTTGCTAAGGCTATTGTTGTCGTACTCACTTCTGGCAAGATTATTGATACAATTGTTTTTCATATGACAGATTTTATCGACCATCTACCCGCTGCCTTTTCAGTAGTCGCAATGTTCTTAACACAGCTTATACTGAACTTCTTTATCCCTTCTGGTTCAGGCCAGGCGATGACTACAATGCCGATTATGGTGCCTATCAGTGACCTTCTGGGGATTAATCGGCAGGTTGCCGTTATGGCATTCCAATATGGGGATGCCATCAGTAACAATATCATTCCGACAAGTGCCAGTCTTATGGGCTTATTGGCAGTCGCTGGTATTCCATATAATAAGTGGCTGAAATTTGTCTGGAGAATTTCTGCAATATGGGTTTTGATATGTCTTGGAGGACTGATACTTTATATGTATCTATAAAAAATAAAATATTACTAAAATTAAAGAGTTTGGGACATAAGTAAATCTTCGATTTACAAACCCTACTCAAGATAAAAGCAGAAATTCCAAATGGAATTTCTGCTTTTTTGATGCAAAAAAAGAAGCCCTTTTATATAATGTAATCACCACAAA